TACAAGATAGGTTTTACAAGGATAAAGCAAATTTTGTAATTATAGGTTATACGGAAGATGGAAATACTGAAATTCTAAATAATATGATAGATAATTTATATGATTTAGAATATATTGAACTTACAGATAAAACACTATTAAGAGCAAAAAAAATGCATCCAAAAATAGAGGATGGTGTTCTACACTTTTTTATAGACTATGAAATATTTATAAAAAAAGAAAATGTAGCAACAATAAAAATGGATAATTATGATTTGACTGGGGAGGTAAAAAAAGATGAAAACATCTAAAAAAGAAACCAAAAAGGAAGTAAAAAAGGTAGCTGAAGAAAAATACACAAAAGAACAAATTGTTAACTCTAAAACTTTTATTAATAATAGAGATTTATTAAATGCTGTATTAGAAAATAAAAGTTATAGTAAAAAAGAAATAAATGAAATAATTAAAAATTATAAGAAAGGAAAGGTGAACTAATATGGCATTAGGTGGAGGAACTTTTATAAGCCAAAATAAAAAATTACCTGGTTCATATATTAATTTTGCATCTGCACAAAATGCTTCATCTTCAATTGGAGAAAGAGGAATTGCTGCAATGGCAATTGAAATGGATTGGGGAAAAGATGGAGAGATAATCGAAGTCACATCTCAAAATTTTGCAAAAGATTCTTTAAAAATATTTGGATATGATTATTCAAATGAAAAATTAAAAGGATTAAGAGATCTATTCAAAAATGTTAAAAAAGCATATTTTTATAGATTAAATTCTGGAAATAAAGCAACAACAGATATTGCTACTGCTAAATGTAGTGGTACAAGAGGAAATGATATAAGAATAGTAGTTGCAAAAAATATAGATGATGATACTAAATATGATGTTACTACATATTTAGGAACAAAAGAAGTGGATAAACAAACAGTAAAAGAAGTTAGTGAATTAGTAGATAACGATTATGTAACATTTTCTATGGAAACTCTTGAAGTTACTGCAGGTAAATCTTTAGAGGGTGGAACAAATGGAGATGTTAGTGGAGAAGCACACCAAAACTTCTTAGACAAGTTAGAATCATATCAAGTAAATGCAATTGGATGTACTGTTAAAGATGAATCTACATCTAATTTATACGTTCAATATGCTAAAAGATTAAGAGATGAGCAAGGTATAAAATTCCAAGTAGTATTATTTAACAATGCTGCAAATTATGAAGGTGTTGTAAATGTTAAGAATACAACAGTTGAAGATGAATCAGCACTTGTTTATTGGGTAACTGGAGTAATTGCAGGATGTGAGATAAATAAATCAAATACTAATAAAACATATGATGGAGAATATACAATTAATGCAGATTATACACAAGCTCAATTAGAAACATCTATTGATAATGGAGAATTTGTACTTCATAAAGTTGGAGATGAAATTAGAGTATTAGTGGATATTAATAGTTTAGTTGACACAACAACTGAAAAAGGAGAAGAATTCAAATCTAATCAAACAATAAGAGTATTAGATCAAATTGCTTCAGATGTCGCTAGTGTATTCAATTCTAAATATCTTGGAAAAATAGCAAATAATGAAGCAGGAAGAACTTCACTTTGGAGTGATATAATTGCATTATTTAAAGACTATCAAACACTTCAAGCTATTGAGAATTTTGAAGATGCTGATATAAGTGTTGAAATAGGAAATGACAAAAAATCAGTAACAATTAATACGAATGTACAAGTAATTAATGCTATGGAAAAATTATATATGACAGTAGTTGTAGAGTAAAAGAGAACAATTGAAATGTTCTCTTAATTTTTTTATAAGGAGGAAAAAAGATGGGAAATATTACAATGAATGCAAAAGATGCCATCAGTGCAAAATTAGCTGAATGTTTTGTAACTATTGAAAACAGAAGATATTTACTAATGCAAGGTAAAGATTTTGAGGCTAAATTTGAAAAAACTAAAAAAGAACTTAATATATTAGGAAAAACAGGTTCTGGTAATAAATCAACTGGCTGGAAAGGTACAGGAAAGATTACTATTTATAAAAACACATCTATATTTGATGAGTTAATGGAAAGATACAAAAATACTGGAGAGGATGTTTATTTTGATATTCAAGTAACAAATGAAGATCCAACATCTGCAGCAGGAATTTGCACAATGGTATTTATGGGATGTAATGTAGATGGAGGAGTTTTAGCAGCTTTTGATGTAGATGGAGATTTCCTAGAACAAGAAATAGACTTTACATTTGAGGATTTTGCTAATCCAACTAAATTTACACAATTAGCAGGTATGCAATAATTATAATAATAAATAAAAAATAGAAAGGAAAGATAAGATATGAGTTTAGAAAGTTTTATGTTGAAAGATGAAGTAAAGGAAGTTGAGTATGTAGCTTCTAATAGATTTAAAGATAAAGATGGAAATGCTGAAAAATGGAAATTAAAAACTATTACTGCAGATGAAAATGATGCAATAAGGAAACAATGCTATAAACAAGTTCAAGCAGGAAAAAGAATGAAACAAGAATTTGACACTGTAAAATATTTAGAATTGCTAGCTGATAAATGTGTGGTATATCCAGACCTTCATAATGTTGAGTTGCAAAACTTCTATGGAGAAATGGATTCAATAAAATTATTGAAAAAGCACTTGTTAAATCCTGGAGAATATGATGACCTTATGGCTGAAATTCAAAGAATAAATGGATATAGTTTAGATGATGCGGTTGAAGAAGCAAAAAACTAATACAAGAAGGCGATAGTGATGCTGTATTTGCACATTATTGCCTTCAAAAACTTCATAGATTTCCGCATGAATTTCTAAATTTAGATTTCAAAGAGAAGGCCTTTGTCATAGCATCAATACAATTACGAGTAGATGATGAAAAGAAAGAGGCAGCAAAAATAAAGAAAAAGTAATTATATCTTATTTTTTCTAAAAGGAGGAGAATATGGCTACTATAAGAAGTTCGATAGTGGTTCAAGATATGGCTTCCTCTGTATTCGCAAAGATAAATTCAAATCTAAATAGAACAACAAGAGGTTTTAAAAATCTAAATAATGAAATGTCAGTTGCACCAACAAAGTCTATAAATAATGCTGAAAAGTTAAACTCTGCAGCTTTGCAAACGGAACTAACATATCAAGCAGAATTACAAGTCTTAAAACAAGTAGAAGCGGAAGCAAGAAAAATAATTGCTGCTGAAGGAACACAAACAGCAAGGGCACAAGATATTATAGCAAGTGTAAGAGAACAAAGAAACTTAGTTCAAAGTCTAAAAGGAAATTACGATAATGTTGCAAAAAGTGTAAAAAATGGACATGATAATCAAGAACAATTTAATAATAGTATAAATACTGCAAATGAAAGTAGTAATAAACTTTTAAGTACTGTAAAAAATATTGTGCTTGCTCTTGGTGGTGTAACAGCAATGAAGAGTTTAGTTAATTTATCAGATACTGTTACTAACAATAAAGCAAGGTTAAGTTTAGTTGTAGATGATGGTGGAAGTGTTGAAGAACTTGAAAATAAAATTTTTGCTAGTGCAGATAGAGCAAGAGCAGATTATTTAAATATGACTAGCTCAGTATCAAAATTAAGTTTAAATGCTGGTAGTGCATTTAAAAGTAATGATGAAACAATTGCATTTGCAGAATTATTAAATAAACAATTTGCAATATCAGGTGCACAACAACAGGAAATTTCAAGTGCTACACTACAATTGACACAAGCTTTAGGTTCTGGAGTGCTTCGTGGTGAGGAATTAAATGCTGTATTTGAAGCATCTCCTAATATCATCCAAACTATAGCAGATTATTTAGAAGTAGATATTGGCAAGATAAGAAACATGGCTTCAGAAGGATTAATTACAGCAAATGTAATAAAAAATGCAATGTTTGATTCTGCAGACCAAATAAATGAAAGATTTAATAAAATGCCGATGACGTGGTCTCAAATTTGGACTAAAGCAAAAAATTATGCAGTTAAGGCATTAGATCCTGTATTAGTAAAAATAAATGAATTAGCAAACAATCAACAAGTTCAAGAAATGTTCAATATGTTTATAGATGGTGCTAGTTTAGCGGCACAGGCAATATTGGGACTAGTAGAAGGCATATCATGGTTAATTAATATATTAGAGCCAATGGCACCAATTATTTTAGGCATTGTTGCAGCATATGTAGCTTTTAATATCATATCTGGAATTGTAAGTGCTGTTTTAGGAATACAAGCCTTTGCACACCAGGTTAAGGCAGCAGCTGCCGCAACAGATGCAATAGCAACAGCAGGTGCAGCAGGAGCACAATGGAGTTTAAATGCAGCATTATTTGCTTG